GTTGATCTTAGAATTGAAAGTTCAGCCGATAGTGGCGATTACTTCCAGATTCAAACCACCACTAACGGTGCAACCACAATCACCACAAATGATGATAATGCCACGGCCGCTCATCTTACATGTAGTGTTGATGGAAATATTCTTTTAAACGCTGTGGGAAGTAATGTTATCGTTTCCGGTAATTTGGCGATTCAAACAGCAACGCCTACAATACATTTCAGCAGCAGCGCTGGTAGTGATTTGGCCCAAATTGGCATTAACGATTCCAATAACATTTTAATACAAAACAACACAATCAATAAGCACGTTGTGTTTAAAACAAATGATGCCGGAACAATGAAAGAGGGGCTTAGAATTGATGGGGCTGTGCCAGAAGTTGTTGTAAACCAAGGCTCTGATTCTCTGATTGATTTTCGTGTAGAAAGCAATAGCAATACTCATATGCTTATGGTTGATGGCTCTGGAGACAAGGTTGGTATAAATGTCAGCGTTCCTACCCATACACTTACCGTGGCCGGTGATGCATCCGTATCTGGAGAGATTTCCGGCTCCGGCGGAGTACATATCACAGGCTCATCCCCGCGATTAGCGATTGGGGACAAGGGAGGTACCGCTTTCAATGACGGAATGCTGTTTATAAGACCGTCAGACACAAGTAATAGGGTGCTGACGCTTATGCAGGCAAGAGAAGCTGACGGCAACAGAATATGTTTTGGTGTCACGGGTTCCGGTCAAGTTCTGGTCGGAGGCGCACATTTTGGTGGAATTTTAAATGTCAGTGGTTCAGACGCTGAAACTCTAATAAGTGTCAAAAGCGATAGTACTAACCCTGCACTCTCACTAACTGGTGTCGGAGACCTATTTGTCGCCAGAGGTGCATATCTCAGCGGCGCGGTCCAGCACAACTACGTTGTAAAAACAACTTCTGCTGATACCTACATCTCCGGAGCGACAGACAGAGTGGCGATCTATAATTTAACGTCGCCTCATAATGCTTACTTACCATTATTATCCGATACGTTAAATGGCGTAACAATAACAGTCAAATGTGTTGGCTCAGCCAACATCACAGTCACTGGCTCCGGTCCTTCAAATCAGCTTATTGATCAAGCCGCAAATAAAGTTTTAGAAACAGGCGATTCTATGACAGTCATGGGCTATAACGGTCCTGCTGGATACCAATGGGCAATACTGGACTACTATAACGCATCCTGATAAAGTTATTAAAAATGGTTTTTGCAAATATAGCACACTATTTACAGTGAAATACTGTTTTATAGGAGTTATTACATGTCATCTTTACTTGAGCAAGCATTCGTCGATGCTAAGGCACTTAAGGAGGCAGCCTTGAAAAATGCCGAGGCTACAATTGTTGATAAATATTCAACCGAGGTCAAAGAAACCTTAAACAAAATTCTTGAGCAAGATGAATTAGGCCTTGGTGCCCCCGCTGCTGGCATGGACCCAATGGGCGCTGCTCCTGCACCCGCCGCTGGTGGCGATGCTGCTGAGGACGTACCACTGGGCGCCGCAGAGGGTGAAGAGCTTTGTGCTTGTGACGACGAAGGCCAAGAGACCAAGATTAAAATTAACTTTGACGAATTGGCCGAGACACTCCAGAGATTAGAAGAAGAATTAGACGAAGATACCCTTGAAGAGGACGAAGAAATTGAACTCACCGAGGATGATAGTGATGATGAGGCGGACAAAGGCGCCGAGGTTGATTATTCAGCCGGCGTAACTGACGAGAAGGGAGATCCAGCCGGGGCAGAAGCAGCCACGCTCCAAGCCAACACTGAAGCGGAGAAGGAATTAGATGAAGAATTCGACATGGACTCTCTTGTTGATGCTATTATGGAAAAGATTTCACTTGATGAGGCTGACGATGAACCTAAGACACCTGAAGAAAAAGAAACGGCCGCAAAAACTTCTCCAAAAGATAAATTAAACAAGGGCGATTTCTTGCCCGACGATGTACAAGACGAATTAGACGAGAGCCATTGTGCTGGTAATAGAAAAGAAGAAGACGAATTAGACGAGAGCCATTGTGCTGGTAATAGAAAAGAAGAAGAAGAGTTAGAAGAAGAAGAAGCGCCAAGAAAAGATCCAAGAGCGCCACGGAAGGTCGCAAAGGATCCCCGGGGATATATGAATGCAGCTAATGATCGCGAGTTTTGCAGGCGCAATCCCAATGATCCCAAGTGCTTCTACACCAAAGATTCGCCCACGGTAGCTAAAGACAAAAAAATGGCACGTAGTTATCCACAGCCAACAGCAGGTGGCCCTCAAGGTTTTGGTGAATCTTATGATGCTGACGAGCTTATCGATGCTATTATGGAAAAGCTTACCGTCGATATGGGCGCCGACCTTTCAGGTTGGGCCGGCCGCAGAGCCGAAGACAAGATGTACGAGATGGAAAAAGCACTCGCATCCCGTAGATCTACAGGATTAGAACAAGAGACTCACTTGGGTCGTGGAATGGCCGATAGAACGGACACCGATCCCCAGACTGAGTTAGAAGATTTGAAACAAGCTCAAGAAGAATTGGTTTTTGAAAATAACCAACTCAAAGAGAAGCTTCAAAACTACGAAAACGTAGTTGAGCAATTAAAAGAAAGCGTCACTGACGTTAATCTTTCTAATGCTCGTTTGTTATACACGAACCGTGTGTTGAGAAATACCTCCCTAAATGAGCGGCAAAAACAAAAAGTTGCCGAAGCGATTTCTAAAGCTGGTTCTGTTCCGGAAGCAAAGACAATATTTGAAACACTTCAAAGCACAGTGGAGTCCACACCTAAACGTGGTCCGCAATCACTGAGCGAAACTATCAACCGTCGTTCTTCCATTCTTCGTGCTAGCAACTATAGTGAGGCTAAAAAAGCCGATCCTATTGCTGATAGAATGAAGAAACTAGCAGGTATTAATTAAAATTATAAGGAGATATTAAAAATGGCTGGTATTATTGAAAGATTAACCGAAGGTATGGTTAATCGTGATATGCGTGCTGAAGGTCACGCCCTACTGTCAAAGTGGGAAAAGACCGGACTTTTAGAAGGACTTGAGGACGACAAAAGCCGTAATGGCATGGCTCGCCTCCTTGAGAACCAGGCTAAAGAGCTTCTTCGCGAAGCAACCGCTATGAACGCAGGTGATGTACAGGGCTTTGCTGCTGTCGCATTCCCCATTGTTCGTCGTGTTTTCGCAGGCTTGATCGCAAACGATCTTGTTTCTGTACAACCTATGAGCCTCCCAAGTGGACTCATTTTCTTCCTGGACTTTACGTTCTCGGGAGATCTTGGTGGAGATTCCACTCAAGCTGGTAAGCTTGGTAACCTCGCTGGCAAGTCTATCTACGGTACCAACCGTGTCGGTGCTCAAATCACCGGTGGTGTTGACTTGGTTGACGTCCGTGGTGGTGACCTTAGCGGTCCTCGTGCATCAGCACGCGGTTACTCGTATGGTTCTCCAAGTGGCTCGGACGCGTCTGTCGCGGCTGTTTTCGTTACTGGTGCTGCTATCCATGATAGTATGACTAACCTTGACCGTAAACTCATCGAGTATGATCCAGACCTTCTGGCTCTTACCCAAAAGACCAGAGCACTCGCTACCCATGCGTACAGTGTTATTGCTATTTCGGCATCTGCTCTTGATCAACTTGATCAAGAAAACTTGTCTGCAATTACATCGTCGGCGACGGCTGGTGTTAATGCTGAACTCATGGTTGCAGGTGGCGGCCTTCGTCTTGTTGGTCCCGGTGCTCGTTTGGTGCGTCGTTTGACTCGTCCTGTTCCAGCTGGAATTGCTGATCAGCTTGGACTTGCCTTGGACTCTACAACCGCGGCTGACATGATGCTTCTGACATTCGTTGGTACAACCGCATCGGCACCCGGTGTTATTGCAGCATCGAGACCTGATGAAATTAGAACCACTCTCGGTGTCGGCTCTGGTACTGATGCTGGTGGTGCTCAATTAGCTGGTTTTGCTATGACTGCCTCTTGTACTTGGGAGTTCCCACAGACTGACGATTTTGCTAATGGTGACAATGCTATTGGTTCTATTCAAGGTCAGGTTGTTTGGGGACTTGAAGGTCAAGCAGACATTCCTGAGATCGACATCAAGGTCGACAGCATTGCTGTTACCGCTCAAACGAAGAAGCTCAAGGCTAAGTGGACTCCGGAGTTAGGTCAAGACCTTAACGCCTACCACAACCTTGACGCTGAGGTTGAGTTGACCAGCATTCTCTCTGAGCAAATTGCTCTTGAGATTGATCGTGAGATCGTTGCTGACCTTGTGAACGGTGCAACCGCTGCAACCTACTACTGGTCGCGCTCACCCGGTCTTTTCTTAGACAAGACCAACGGTGTTGAAGTCGGCGCTAGCTCTGCTGCTCCTGATTTCACTGGTACTGTATCTGAGTGGTACGAGACCCTTGTTGAAACTATCAACGATGTCTCTGCACAAATCCATCGCAAGACTCTGCGTGGTGGAGCTAACTTCGTAGTCGTAGGACCTGAAGTTGCTAACATCCTTGAGTTCACTGCTGGATTCCGTGCTAATGTTACCGCTGATGCAGAGACTGGTACGATTGGTGCTGTTAATGTTGGTTCGCTGAGCAAGAAGTTCGACGTTATCGTTGATCCTTACTTCCTCCGCAACGTGGTCCTCGTCGGCCGTCGCGGATCTTCTTTCCTTGAAAGCGGATACGTGTACGCACCATACGTGCCACTGCAAACCACACCTACAATCTTCGGACCAGAAGACTTCGTGCCTCGCAAGGGCGTGATGACTCGTTATGCGAAGAAGATGGTTCGTCCAGATATGTACGGACTCGTGATTTGTCGCGGATTGTTGGGTGAGTCTGGAGGCTGATATATAAGCTTTTAGCTTATATCTGGTGTAAAACCAAGAGTAACACAACACAGAATGCCCCCACCTTGAGAAAGGTGGGGGTCTTCTTTTATGTTGAGACTACTTATAGGCGAACCGAAAGGTTTGCCATAATGTTTTTGACATGATTATAAATGGAGGGTTTTAAACATGGGAAGTAAAAGAATAGGCTTGGCGAGAACCCAAGCGCTTTTAGAGGGACTAAAAAGAGAGTTAAAAATGGGAGGTAGCAATGCACGACTTGGCCGTGTACATTTATCAAAAACTGCCGACTATACTATGACAGAAGCAGACAACGGAGCAATTTTGCACGTTAATCCTGCTGCAACTACACTGATTCAGCTGCCAGGTGCCGAAGATGTTGGCGCGGGTTGGTTTTGTACAATCATTTTGACTGAAAATGATGGCGGAACAATGGACAACATTGTCAACATCGGTACTAAATCTGGAGAATTCTTTGATGGCTGTATTTGGTGTAACGACGGCGATGGCAACTCATTCGCCAATGGAACATCCAACGACTTCATTAACGCGAAAACTACCGCACAAAGTGGTGTTAGAATTGAAATTCATTCGGACGGAACTTTTATGCATGCAACCGGTTGGGCCGTAGATGCCAGCGACTGCTTGTTTGCTGACACTGCTGCTAGCTGATTAGCATTAAAATATATCTTTTATGTTTTGCCCCCTCTTTTTGAGGGGGTTTTTCTTTTTAAAAACGCTGATCCGCCAAAAAATTTCGGCGCCTATTTTTCCAGATTTTCTTTTTTGGTAATTCCTGACTATTTATTAGCACAGGTTTTAAAGAAAAGGAAATGTTATGAACCCACGTAAAAGATTGATGTTTAAAAATAGAGCTAAAGCTCGTCGCGAAGCAATTGTCAAAGCAGAAGAGGAAATCACAAAAACTCCAATAGCTGAAACAGTTAAAACCAAGGTTGAGGATGCTCCAACAGTTAACAAGCCAGTTGTAGAAACTGCTAAGGTTTCAGAAGAACCAGCTCCGAAAGTAGCACCAAAAACAGTTGAAAAGCCAAAAGTCGCCCCGGCCCCGACTTTGAAAGCCACACCTGCGAAAAAGGCGCCAGTAAAAAAAGCTGCAGCGCCAAGTAAGGCTGCAAAAAAGAAAACAACTAAGAAGACTTCGTAAATATCTTATATAAGTGTTTATCTTTGGTTATGATCAACTATTTACCTAGTAGGAGGGTCTGTGCGTGCCAAGAAACCTAAGCCCAAAATCAGAAACAAGTGCTATAGTACTGACATCAACCGGTTCGGCCGGCTCTGTTTCCAACTCGTTACCATTTGGAATTTACACGGGTTCAGTTGCATTTTTAAGTGGCGCTTCTGACCAAGTTGCCTATGTTTATAAAAAATTAGGCGGCGATGTCGTTGATATTGAGCTTACCCCCGCCAATGTTTATGCGGCGTACGAAGAAGCGGTTTTGGAATATTCGTACATTTTCAATCTGCACCAAGGTAAGAATGTATTATCAGATGCTCTTGGTAATGTTACTGGTACCTTTAACCACAAAGGTAATCTTACGTCGGGCCCGCTTAGCGCTAGCCTAAGATTTCCTAGGTTTGAGGCTAACTATACAAACAAGATAGCGGACGGAATGTCTACGATGGCAGGAGTTGGTGGTACTACAAGTATCTACTCGGCATCCTTCACAACTACAAAAAATCAACAAGACTACGATTTACAAACAATTATTTCTAGTTCTTCAGCTTCTGGTGTCAATGATAATGGTGACGCCATTGATTATGCTGGTAAAGTTACAGATAAACGAATTATTATTGATAAAGTTTTTTATCGTTCGCCAATTGCAATGTGGAGATTCTATGGGTATTATGGCGGTGTTGGCGTGGTGGGTAACTCTTCGACATACGGTCAATATGCCGATGACTCTACATTTGAGATTATTCCAACATGGCAAAACAAATTACAAGCTATAATGTACGAAGACTCGCTTTACACAAGAACCTCACACTACTCTTATGAGCTTATCAACAACAAATTGAGATTATATCCGGCGCCTCGCGGAGCTGATAACTTTGCTGGCTACCTTGATCGTATTTGGTTTAGATTTAGGATTAAATCAAATATCTTTGAAGAAGAGGGTGATACTGACACAGGTATTGAAGGTATTAACAACCTAAATACGCTACCCTTTGATAATATACCTTACGAAAACATTAATGCCATTGGTAAGCAATGGATTAGAAAATATGCACTTGCTCTTTCTAAAGAGATGTTAGGGCAGATCCGCGGCAAGTTCCAAACATTGCCAATTCCGGGTGACAGCGTTACATTAAACCACTCTGAATTGCTTAGTCAAGCAAAAGAAGAGCAACAGAATCTCCGCGACAAGCTGACAGAACTCCTCAAAGAAGTAGAATACCCAGAATTGGCCAAGAAAGACCAAGAAAAGAGCACCGCTGCAGAGGAAACCTTAAGGCGTTCGCCATTGCCCATTTTTGTAGGATAGGAGAGAGTAGATGTCAGACGATAGCAAATGGTCAAAGCCCGCAGCACCACCTCCGCCTCTCTTTTTAGGTAAGAAAGAGCGAGATCTTGTTAAACAAGTTAATGATGAGCTTGTTGAGAAGGTCATAGGTCAACAGATCTTATATTACTCGATTGATCTTCGAGCTACAAAGTTTAACGAACTCTATGGTGAAGCGATTAAAAAAACCTATCTGCCTCCTATACGCGTTTACGCTTTAATTGAATTCACTGATTATTCCACTGACTACATGGAAAGTGCTGGAATTGACAAATCCTGGGAAATCATGGTACATTTTCATAAAAGACGCCTTGAAGAAGACCAAGACCTCTATGTAAGAGAAGGGGACTTTGTTTTGTACGGCGATTATTACTATGAAATTGTTACTTTAGCAGAGCCAAAGCTCTTATTCGGCCAAGCTGGTAAAGAGTTTGAGATTGCTGCTCGTTGTAGAAGAGCAAGAAAGGGTTTATTTGATGCTTCCTGATAATTTTGACTTTGCACAACTGCCAGTAGACACAAAAAGCCTGTCATTAAAGGAAATCGGCATGTTAGTGTCGGATATTGAGAATATTGACTATTCTTTGGTCTCGTGGCTCAAGGAAGACCTGTCACTCAGTGCCACCACTAACGAGGGTTTCGTAAAAGTGCCAGTTTTGTGGCAAACACCCGAGCGTTCATTCCAGATCAAGAACGAAAAAGAGTTGCGAGACGATGCCGGCGCCTTAAAACTTCCCATAATAAGCATTGAAAGAACAAATATCACGAAAGACCCCGCGCGGAAAGGATCTTATCAAGCGCATCTATATTCTAAAGATAGAAATGGCCGTGTTGGTAGAATGATATTGGCAAAGAAGATTAAACAAGATAAAACTAGAAATTTTGCTGTCGTACAGGCCTCCAGAAACATCTCGGTAGGAAAAAGACAACAATACTCGCCACGAATTAATAAAAAAGTTGTAATCCAGACGCTTTCAATACCAATCCCTGTATATGTTAATGTAGAATACAAGATTATTATTAAATGTGAATACCAACAACAGATGAATGAGATGATGGCACCTTTTATAACTAGAACTGGCCAAATTAACGCTTTTACTATGAAAAGAAATGGCCACTCTTATGAAGCTTTTATAGATCAGAGTTTTGCACATAATAATAATGTGTCTAATCTTGAAGAAGAGATGAGAATGTTCTCATCTGAAATAAACATCAGAGTGCTTGGCTACTTAATGGGAGAAGGCGAAAACGATGATCGCCCAATTGTAGCTGTAGAAGAGAGTATTGTAGAGCTTACATACCCCCGTGAATCCGAGCCTCTGCCGGGCACCGAAGACTTTTTTGGCTCATAAAACACTTCCTGAAGTGTCTTTGGGATTAAAAATACTATTTATCTTTGATTGCGCAAGCATAAAGAACATTAAACCAAAGAGAGGGACACATAATGTCAGTGAAAAGTTTTAAATTTGTATCTCCGGGGGTGTTTATCAACGAGATTGATAACTCCTTTATTCCCAAGAGTGCAGATGCCATTGGACCGGTCGTAATTGGGCGCTCACGCAGAGGCCTTGCGATGACACCGGTAAAAGTTAGTTCGTATTCGGATTTCGTAACAGAGTTCGGCGATACTGTTGCTGGTTCAGGAGGTGGGGACGTTTACCGCGATGGTAACTACCAATCGCCGATGTACGGAACCTATGCAGCTAAAGCTTTCCTTCGTTCGAATGTGGCCCCTCTGACCTTCATTCGTCTTCTGGGTCAGCAAACTACCACGGGTAAGTCTGTTGGTGGTGATGCGGCAGCAGGCTGGTCCACATCGGGTAAACCAGTTAGTGGAAGCGGACTGGCCGCGTCAACTACTGCTTTGACAAGCAATGGTGGAGCTTTCGGTCTTTTCTTATTCCGTTCTGGCTCAAGTGCAAACATTGGCGAAGGTACCCACGCTGCTACTTTTTACCTTAATAAAGGTAAGATCTTCTTAGGTGGTAATATTGTTGGCCCCGGTGGTAGCAAAGCGGATGCCGGCACTAAGGTTGTTGTTAAGTTATTGAGTCAGACAGTAATGGACTATTCAATATTTTTGTTTCTGGTACTCAGCAGTCTGAAACAATTAAATTTGGTTTCGATGACACACAAGAAACATTCCTTCGCAAGAGATTTAATACTAATCCTCAAGTTGCTAGCAACAATACAACTACTTTCTACCCCGCTAGCGCTAGAAAAGATTACTGGCTTGGTGAGTCTTATGAACAAGCACTGCGTAGAAAAGGTATGCACAGTCTGCAAAATATGTTTGGTGTATTGCTTCCAATAGCCTACGGTGGTGAGCTTGACAACGACTACAACCCTGCCAACATGAAGGCACAGGCTTCACGCGAAGCAATTGCTGGTTGGTTTATTGCCCAAGACCAAGGCACTGCAGCTTCTTATGAACCACAAAACACTCAAAAATTGTTTCGTCTTGTTGGCCGCGGCCATGGCGAATGGTTGCATAAAAATGCAAAAGTTTCAATTGAAAAAATTCGTCAATCCTCCACCACTTCAAATCCTTATGGCACCTTCTCGGTTGTTGTTCGTGATATTAGAGACACTGATAATAAAGTTGTTGTTCTAGAAAGATTTGACAACTGCAGTTTAGATCCAAAATCTCCCAGCTATATCGGCCGCAAGATTGGTACTCAATTTGTGCAGTGGGACGCAACTAATAAGATGCTTAAAACTTATGGCGATTACCCAAACAAGTCTAAGTACTTTTATGTTGAGCTTGACGGAGATGTCGAAGCCGGCGCAACCGACGCAACACTTGTACCGTTTGGTTACTATGGTCCTCCTAGACCAGCCAGTGTTACAGGAATTACCGGTTCGGAGATCGGAGCTATTAATACCTCTTTCGTCTTAGATGGAAGACAATTCATTGGTGGTGACAGGAACGGTGTATTTGATGGTATCAAAGCATCGAATACTCCTCTATTTTCCGGTTCAGTGTTGGACGTCTCTGGCTTAAGCCTGCCGGATGACCCAACCGTAAATTGTTTGAGTGGTTCGCTATTGTTCCCAAGCTCATCTATCAGAGTTTCGGCTTCCGATGGCGGCTTGAGAGACCCCACTAACGCATACTTTGGATTCAGCACTACTCGCAGTCCGTCTTCTACAAGACCCGACGCAAGTGTTGCAGACTTCCACAGATTACCATATGCAAACTTCCCCGACGATCCGACAACCGGTGCGTTCCTTACTAAAGGTATCAACGCATGGTCTTATATCTTCTCATTAGATGATATTGAGACATCTGGTTCTGCATATTACTATAACTCCGGTTCACGTAAAGCAGAGGCTTCGGTCACTAGCGCATCTTACACTGATATTCTTGATGCAGGCTATAACCGATTCACTGTCCCATTCTGGGGTGGTGCTGACGGGTTTGACATTACAAGACCAGATCCGCTTTATAACGCGTTCATGTCTTCTACTTCTACAGAAGACGACAACTATGTGTATCACACATGGCGCCGCGCAGTTGATACTGTGACTGATCCTGAGATGATTGATATGAATTTGCTTACTGCCCCAGGCCTCACGCAAGAGTCGTTGACAGAGCATATGATTGACATCTGTGAGGAGCGCGCTGATGCCATGGCACTTATCGACCTTCCCGATGTTTACATCCCACCACACGAGCAATACTACTCTGATAAATCTAGTAGAATTGGCACAAACCCAGATCAAGCAGCTCTGACACTTAAAGATAGAAGAATTGACTCCTCATACGGAACAACCTTCTACCCATGGGTCCAGACCCGCGATGAGAATACTGGTCAACTTGTGTGGATCCCGCCCACAGTCGCCATCCTTGGTGTCCTTGGAAGTTCCGAGGCCAAAACTGATGTATGGTTTGCACCAGCAGGATTCAACCGCGGTGGCCTCACAGACGGAGCGGCTGGAATCCCAGTTGTTAACGTCAGCGAAAGATTAACATCTAAGAGTCGCGACACACTGTACGAGTACAACATTAACCCAATTGCTTCTTTCCCAAGCTCTGGTATCGTGTTGTTCGGTCAGAAAACACTCCAAGAGCGCCAATCGGCACTCGACAGAGTCAATGTCCGTCGCTTGGTAATCTACTTGAAGAAGCAGATCTCTATCTTGTCCACACAAATTCTCTTTGAGCAAAATGTGCAGGCAACTTGGAACCGCTTCAAGGGTCTCGTAGAGCCCTTCCTTGCAAATGTTAAGACTAGATTTGGTATCACAGATTACCGACTTATCCTTGATGAGTCTACTACGACACCTGATCTTATTGATCAAAACATTATGTATGCTAAGATTATGATTAAGCCCGCTAGAGCTATCGAATTCATTGCAATTGACTTCGTAATCCTCAACACTGGCGCATCATTTGATGACTAAACCATAAGGGGAAAAATATTTCCCCCTACTATTTATTGTTATAAACAGGAGAACTTAAACAATGCCATTCTGGTCAACAAACTTCGGCGAGGACGTAACCCTCAAAGATCCAAAGAGAAATTTCAGATTTACAGTAGAATTCCAAGGAATTCAAGCTGAACAAGGTGGTGCCATTGCATGGTACGCCAAGACTGCAGCGAAGCCCAGCTTTACTGTTGAAAACGTAGAACACGCCTACTTGAACCACAAGTTCTATTACCCGGGCGCCGTTACTTGGAATACTATTTCAATTGAGATGGTTGACCCTGTTAGTCCCGATGTCACTGCAACGTTCTCCGACATTGTTAGGCTTTCTGGCTATTCTCCCCCTGCTAACGCAACTTCCCTTGGCTCTATTTCTAAAGCTAAGGCCGCTGGTGCTCTCGGTACCGTCATTATCACACAGATTGATTCTGATGGCAAGCCGCTTGAAACTTGGACACTTTGGAACGCATTTGTTAAAGACGTTCAACTTGGTTCACTTTCATATGGTGACGACGAGCTTACTACCACTACTGTTGAGCTTATGTACGATTGGGCCCGCGTTGAAACCGCCAATCCTTCAGTCGCAGTAGCAGGTGGCGGTACCAGCTTCTTTAACACATGATGACAATTTAATAAAACGAGAGGTGTACATTGTCTAGAAATCAAGATCGCTTAGGAGGCGTTCAACAACAAGATACTTCCCCGCCTGTTCAGGCAATGAACGAAGGCACGGGAGGTTTCTCATTTGTAATTCCAACGGAATTTGTGGAATTACCAACCGAGGGTAGATATTACCCAGAAGGACACCCGCTTTGTGGTGAATCTTCTATTGAAATTAAACAAATGACTGCGAAAGAGGAAGATATGCTCACATCGCGAACTTTGCTTAAAAAGGGAGTTGCCCTTGATAGGGTTATCGGTAGTTTAATTGTGAATAAGGCGATTGACCCAGATTCACTTTTCATAGGAGATAGAAACGCAATTATTATTGCCACACGAGTTTCCGGCTACGGCAATGACTATACAACAAAAGTTACTTGCCCACAATGTGGCACAAACCAAAGTTATTCGTTTGATTTGAATGAGGCGCATGTTTATTGCGGTGATGATGAAAACAAGATGAATGTAACTGATAATGGCAATGGAACTTTTGATATCACTCTTCCGAGAACTAACGTGGTTGTTACATTTGGGCTACTCAGAGGTTACGACGAGAAAAAGATTAGTTCTGGAGTAGAAATTGATAAAAAACAACGTCAAGACCGCGGCGTAACACGTCAGTTATCTAGCTTAATATTAGCCGTTAACGGTGACGATAGCATTGATTCAATCAATTATCTTGTGCAAAATATGCCATCTACAGATTCACGCCACTTAAGGCTTGCTTATAAACTTACGGCACCAAACGTTGACCTGTCTCAGCACTTTGAATGCAGCAACTGCGATTATGAGCAGGACATGGAGGTGCCGCTCTCCGCGGACTTTTTTTGGCCTGACCGATGAGTACATGGAGAGCATTTATGAGCAGTTCTTTTTCCTGAAATATTCAGGAGGCTGGTCATTTAGTGAAGCGTATAACCTACCGATTGGTTTGCGTTCGTGGTTCACACAACGCTTAATCAAACAATTAGAGATGGAAAAAGAAGCTATTGAAAATGCTTCGAAAGGCAGAAGTAGTTCTGGTAACTCCAATACACATACACTAACACCAGACAATGCTCCAAGTTTGCCACCTCAATTTGCGCCTCCCGGCTCGCAGAAATAACCTTAAACAGCTTTTTTAGTATAAAACTATTTAGTTTAGTAAGAGGTAAGATTTATGACCCCAGAACAACTGCAACAACTTATAGATGCATTGGCAGCCCAAGGTGGTGCTGTTGATGGCTTAAATGAAAAGTTGCAAGATCTTACCAATTCGCAGCTTGAATTAATCGCTGCTCAAAATCAAGCATCTGATGTGTCGGAACAGCGCGTTGTCGCTGCAGCACAGAGGGAGATTGACGCCCGCCAAAGAACTATGGTAGCTTTAGACGCCCAAGAAGCGGCAATGAAGCGGTCATTGGAGACAATGGCTGAAAGTTCTAGTAAAACTAAAGCTAAAAATGAACTAATTGACATTGAAATAGAAAAGTTAAAGCTTTTAACCCAATCCGAAGACGCGAATACTGAAGCCGGGAAGCGTGCCATTGAAGAAATGGCAAAAAAGATAAAACAGCTAGAAAAACAGAAAAAAGCATTTGAAAAACATCAAAAAGCAGTTGATGACCTTGCCGGCAGCTTTGGCACATTGTTTTCCGGAACTGCTCCGGAAATTGGTAGTTTACTAAATGCCAAAAACTTAAAAGGCATGGCTGATAAGTTTAAAGATGTTAATGGTGGAGTCGCGGGATTTATAAAAGCCGGCGCGCCACAATTTGCAATGGAATTCGCAACATCTATCGCAAAACTGGCGTTGGAGCTGGGTGATACTGAGAATGCCTTTATGAAGGCTACAGGCGCCTCTAAAGACTTTGCGCGGTCAATCTCCAATACTTATGAGGAAGGCCGTAAGTTCACGGCCACAGCGGCAGAAATGGGCGCTTCTGCTACATCATTGTTTAACAATTTTAATGATTTTTCATATCAAGACCAGGCGACTAGAGAAAGTTTGATAAAAACTGGTGCAGTACTGGATAAACTTGGTATATCAAATGAAACTTTTGCTCAAGGTGTTCAACTTTCAACTAAAGCCTTGGGCATGAGTGCCGATGAAGCCGGCCAGGCTATGTTAGACTTATCTGGATTTGCCGAGGAACTTGGAGTGTCGCCTGAGAAGCTGTCTGCGCAGTTTCTAGAAGCCGGCGATGCAATGGCCAAATTAGGTGACGCCGGCGACGAAGCGTTTAGAGATCTAGCCGCGGCCTCCAAGGTCACTAATCTTGAAATAAGCAAGTTGTTAAACATCGTCAATCAATTCGACACGTTTGAGGGCGCCGCGCGCTCAGCTGGTAAGCTAAACGCAGCACTTGGTGGTAACTTTGTAAATGCTATGGATCTTATGATGGAAACTGATCCAACAGCTAGATTTGAGATGATCCGAGACTCTATTCTAGATACAGGACTATCATTTGATGAAATGTCCTACTATCAGAAAAATTTCTACAAAGATGCAATGGGTCTTGAGAGTGTTGGCGATTTAGCATTAGCATTGAGCGGAAATATGGATTCTGTTTCGGAAGAAACAAAAAAGACGACCGCAGATTTTGAAAAACAAGCAGACAGAGCTAAAACCCTTGCTTCGTTTCAAGAACAGTTAAATTCTTTGTTTGCACAGATGATACCAATTGTTACTCCACTAATAGATATGCTCCGAAGCATGATGGATGTTGTTACTAAAAATGCAACTGCATTCAAAATATTGGGTGGAGTTATGCTGGTGGCATTCGGTGGAATTCCAGGGATGGTTATTGCTTTGATTAGCCTTTTCGATATGATTAAGCTTGGTAAAGACGATACGTCATTGCTTTCAATAGTTTTTGAAGGCCTTAGTTTGGCTATTGAGGGCTTAGCGGATATGTTTGTATACTTGTATGAAGCTTTCAGGATTGACGAATTCGTAAGCATGCTGGGGGAATTAACTGGGTCTATGGAAGCAAGCGAAGACATCATCAATGTTTTAAAAGGCGTTCTTGGCGGCCTCGCTGTAGGACTTATAGCGGTTACATTGCCTATTTCTGGCACCACAGCTGCAATCGTGGGTCTTGTCGCCGGTGTCGCCGCTCTCATGAAAGCTTTTAGCAAAAAGAATTCTCCAAACTTCTTTGATATGTTTACTGGTGGTATGTTGGAGCAGGCCTTTGATGCGCTGATGGTCCCGTTTAACGAGTTTAAAGCCGTACTCACATATATAGGCGACATATTTAAGACCATCGTAGAGGCTGCCGTTGCCTTTTTTAACGCTTTAACAGACCCCAGTGCTGCAGCCAATATTGAAAAAATTGCTGAAGCCATTGATGGAGTTTCTAGAACAAAAGCACTTGCTCTTGGGAGTGCCATGGCTAATACCGGCGAAGCGCTACAAATACAGGCTTCAATCGGCAATAACGACGTGATGAATAAGTCTATGGAAACAGCCGCTGGTTTAAGCGAGGCTACCTTTAATAGAACAGCAGCCCCGACAGCCGCAAATACAAATATTGCTAGCAATTCTTCAAACAACACCTATATTAGTAGTGGGCCTGAATCCGCGGAAATCAGCGTCAGCGTCGGAGGCGAGCATCTTGAAAGGTACTTCAAGAAATTTTCAGATAAACGCACCACTAAAGCGGTAGCAGGGAGATCATAGATTAAATGGCAGACGAAACTAAAACCGGGCCTTCAGCAGCTGATTT